GCCCGGACCCGCGAGCACCATGAGCGAGCCCTCCTGCAGGAACTCCTCGTACTTCTGACGAGTGGCTCCCGGAAGGCGCAGCATGGTGCGCTCGGAAATGTAGCAGCGCGTCTTGACGCCAAACCTGCCCCGGCTGAGAGGGAACAAGAATGTGAAGGCAGTGAAGTCATCGCCCTGCGACAGGTCGACGCCAATGGAGCAAGGCATGCCCCAGAAATCCTGACGGTTGTGCCGCAGGGTCTCCTCGTAGGTGAAGAAGTAAGTATACCCCTCCATGGGAATTCCGAACCTCTTGGCCAGGATATCGTTCCTAGCCGCAGGCACGTGCTCAGCCCTTTCGACGTCTCGCTGATATGTCTCGTAGGAGACGGTGGCCCCGAGATTGGGTTGGGCCTTCAGCCAGGTCGACGGATCCCCGACCTCCTTGAGGTCATCGAGCCTGTAGTAGAAGATGGATGTGTGGGGATCCGAGTACTCCCCACGAAGAATGTTGAGGAGCTCCATCTTCATGTTGTCGCCGGCTGAGTTCCTGACGGTACCCTCCGAGGACACCGCCAGAATAAGCCAGTCGTCAACCTTGGACGCACCCTGCTCGATGGCGCCGACCACGTCTTCACGAATATCGCCTGAGAGCCACTCATCCACCGTGTTCATCTTGGTGCGAAGGCCCTGGAGTTTATCGATCGACATGGGTCGAACCTCGAGTAGGCTGTTGGTCATGAAGTTCTCGATCCCCTTCTTGGTGGGAACGAGCTTCTGCCTGAGAGCGCGGCTGCCGGTCGTGTTCTGCAGAGACCCCTGAGTCATGAAATCGAACAGGGGACCCTTGGCCCTTGTGATGGCGGTTCGGAAGGGTTGCATGACCTCCTCGGCCTGCTTCATCGTCGGCGCGGTCGTCACCTGGTGGGTGGTTGACGTATCGATCGTGAGGAAGTAGGCTTGGAGAAGGGTTTCATACAGTGACTTCGCCCCGCCTCGAGCGACGATGATGTACTGCTTGTTGATGAGGCGTTGCTTCACCCGGCGCTTCTCGAAATGCCCGCCAGCCGTCGTCTTGTTAGGGACGTAGACTGATCGCTCGGTGAAGATCCACCATCCGAAGATCTGTTCAGCCCAGAGCTTGAAGCTCGGCAGGAGTCGAAGATCGGATCCGTCGGTAAGAGTCATCTCCGCTTCCGCGAAGCGGATGAACCCCTCCACAGCGTCGCTATCGTAATAAAAGCCGGGATTGCGAATCCGATCATCGATCCGGTTCATCTCCATCTCGATCTCCTTGCAGATCGGAATCCGACCGGCGAGGACATCGTCTCTGAACTCAGCGTAATATCGCGGGGTAGCGGTATTGGACAACATGGTCAGCGGCGGCGCTTCTTTGAGGTTCCACTCTTCTTGCCGCCATTGAGCTTCTTGTTAAGCGCCCGAGCTCCAGCCGCTCCAGCCACGTTCCCGGCCACTTGAACGCCCACTCCAGCAACAGCGATCTTAGCTAGTTTCTTAGCCGCGTCACCCTTCCCGCGAACAACCTTAGTTCCGGTGGTAGCGAGCTTCCGGTACCCAACGCCCTTACCCGGCTGGACAACGTGAGTCGAAAGGGCCTTTCCGGGAGCCTTAGCGGCCTGTTTGCCGAACTTAGACTTAGCCGCCCCTGCCGCCTTACCAGCCGCAGCCTTGGCCGAAGACTTCACACCGCCGACGCCGCCCTCAGCCGCCTTGCGTGCCTTATTACCGACCTTCCAAGCCTGGTTCTTGGCCTTGTAGCCGGCACCCTTGACCGCGTTGCCAGTCTTGAATGCGGCTGCATTGGCCGCGAGACGAGTGGCCTCGGCATACTTACCCGCCTTGGTGGTCTTCAACTTCTCAGCTGCGCCCTTGGCGTTAGCCGACTGAGCCTTAGCGAACCGCTTGGCCTGGGCCTGCTTGACTCGAGCCTGTGCTCCGAGATTACGGCCCTTACCCTTAGCAAAGTCCCTAGCGGAGGCTCCATGCTTCTTGGCCAGAGCAGCGATCTTCTTGCCCTTGCCGGACTTGTGCAGGTAGTACCCAGCACCAGCGGCAGCGGCCGTACCGAGAACGCCGGCTATGGCTGCTTTCTGCTTACGGGAAAGTCCCTTGCGCTTCTTGGTTGAACCAGCGCCTCCAGAAGCGGCTCGCTGCTTGCGAACGCCCCACTTCATACCTTTGACGCCATGGTGAGCGAGGACCTCGTCCTCGTCGATGAAGAACAGTGTGTCTGTCATGTCATAGTCCTACCGTTTGAACCGTTTGGCGCCCTTGATAGCAGCGGATCCGCCCTTACTAGCCGCCTTCTTCAGCCCTTTCTGGATTGCGTTCTGCAGGGTGTTGGCTGCGGCTTCTTCGACCACCTTCCCCGCCTTGGCGCGGTAGCGCTCCATCCGAGTCTGGGTCAGCTGACGGTACTCCTTCTCTAACCGGAGGCGGTTGTTGACCCGTCTGAGCTGATCATCGGACATACCATCTATTTTGGCCTGCTTTTTGGAAGTCCACCTCTTCGCACCCTTGATGCGGGACTTGCGGATCCCCCAGCGCATACCCCTGACGCCGTAGTGAGCGAGAACATCATCGTGCTGAACGACTCGTTTGATCTTCCTCGCCCCTTTAGCGGCTTTGATGAGTAGCTCTCGCTCAGTGGGAGCGATACCGGCAGCCTTAGCCCCCTGATACCCCAGATAACCTAGAGCCAGAGCACCTCCGGCCCGACTGACGTTTCCGGTAGCGATGTTACCAACGCCGCGAACGGTCTTGCCGGCGGAATTGCGGGCATTCTTCCGACCGCGCTGCCTTCGGGCCTGAGAAGCCCGCTTGGACATGTCGGTATTAGCGACGGCCTTGTCGAACTCGCTCTTGTAGAACGGATCCTTTGAGCGGGCCTTGACTGTCGCCTTGATCAGCTTCCGCCGATTGCCGGCACCCTCGCCGTAGTACATCTTGGCCTGGGTGAATTCCTTGGCGTCACGACGAGCACGGCGGCGAACGCCCCACTTCATGCCTTTGACACCGTAATGCATCAGCTCCGAATGTCCCATTCGCTTGTTATGCCCCTTCTTGTAGTACCTACGAGCGGCTTCAGCGAGAGTTGCATCGGTTGCGTAGGTCTTGCCTAGCTGGCCGGTGTCGAGTTCGTTGTAGTACTTCTCTCGACGCTCAGTAGCTGTGAGCTGACGGTTGCGCTGGTTGCCGAGACGCCAGTCCCTGGCTGCCTTTGCTTGTGCCTTGCGCTTCTTGATGAAGGCCTCAATCGTAGCGATGTCGTGATCGCCATACTTAGCCTTGAGTTTGGCCTCGTACTTGGCGCGGCGCTCAGCATTCCGCTGCTCACGGCTCTTCCGAGCGCCCTTGCGCATCCCCTTGACCCCGTAGTGCATGAGTTGGTCGCTCATGGAGTCTCCTTCTGCAGGTTGATACGCCAGGCGTACTCCTGAAGCTGCTTCTCGATCGCCGTTACGACGAAGGAATTCGCAGGCGGGTCGAATACGAGCCGCACTTGCAGGTACAGGTACGTCTTGACGGCCTCGACGTTCTTCGTGACGCCGCTAAGGTACTGGTCCCAGGTCTCTGTCTTTCCGGCGATCTTGAACGAGGGGAGACCGATCTCCTCCGCGAACATGAGCGCCGTGTTTGTATGGAGAATGATCTCCTGATCGAAAGCCGTGTAGTCCTCGGTGATGCCGAGAGCCTTCTTGATGTCATTCAATATCGAATCAGCCACGGTCACCTCCAGGGTATCGTGTCATTCGGCGTTCTCTCGACTAGAGGCTTGGGTAACAGGCTCGCGTCGCCGAAGTGAATCGCGTTATGTGTGTCGTGTCGCACGCAGACCAGGTATTCGGGGTCAAGAATGTCGGGATTGAACTCTCCCTCGAGGTCCTCGGGCCGAATCGGGTTCATGTGATGAACAAGAATCTTACCGTAGATGTCGTGACCCGGGACCCCGAGGTCGCATGCGTCGTCTCTGAGGATAACCTTCTGCCTTGCTTGACGCCATTCGGTCGAATGATAGAAGGATTGGTTCAGATACCGTTCGAAACCGAAGGTCTGATCCCCTGGATCCTGGTTGAGACGTAGGTACTCGTACCGGTCCTCGAAGGATTCGATGCGAGAGAGTTCACTGAAGGTCCGAATCCGACTCAAGACCCACACCTCCTCCGGCATAGGACTTGAATGCCTCGAGAACCTCCTTGTAGGCCTCCTCCCCTCGTGCTGAGGCCGCCAGAGCGTCGGCTTTGGCCTTGAGCATGTCGTTCTCGGCCTTGATTCGCTCCTGCTCCAACCGCTCTCGGCTCGTGGCGAGCTTGAGGTAGTGCGTGATGATGGAAGGAGGAGCCGTGCCGTCCAG